CTAAGAGATGCAGGAGCAGTTACACCTTTAATTCCTGCTGTGCCTGATGGTAAAGCCTCTGCTCCACCTAGATAACCTAAACCACTAGAAGCATTAGAGCCAATTTGACCTGCTAGTTCTGCTTGAGCAATTTGTTCAGCAGTCAATCCTGCAGTTCCTGCAGCTAAATTACCTGCACCACCTAAGTAGCCCATGCCACCTAAAGCACCTGTGCTAATACCTGTGCCACCAGCAGCACCTGCTGTAGTTCCTGCACTTAATCCAACTCCTGTAGCACCAGAGCCTACTGCACCTGTTGATGCACTACCAAGAGCTTGTGATCCTAAAAAGTCTGTAGCTCCACTTGCAATAGCAGCTTCTGTAGCAGTTGCAGCACTCGCACCAGCAGCCGCAGCCTCGGTAGCAGTTGCTCCACTAGCCAAAGCACTAGCCTCTGCAGCATTACCTGCAGCAATGGCTTCAGCACCTAGATAAGCACCGCCAGCCAAAGCAGCTACAGTAATCCATCCCCCCGGAATTTCCTCATTGACCTTATCGTCAATCCATGAGCCAGCATCCTTAACAGGGTCTACTACTGCATCTACTAAGTTGTCTATTGGACTACCGCCACTCATAGCTTATTCTCCACAATTACATACTTTTCTGTAAATCCTAATCTTCTCCAAAGTCTAGCAATTGATTCTCTTGCTGCACCTTGAACCTTAGTAGCTCCTTGAACTTTTAGTAGTTCTGTGAACTCCTTGTAAATCTGTTTGTCGCTTATAAACTTACCGCCAATCGCTGTAATGAAAGCAACTCTGTCATTCGGATAGTTTTGGAAAGATACTGTGCAACATCCTTTAATCTGTCCAAAATCATCTAAAGCAACTATTAACTGCCATTGTCCATTTGTTAAATAGACTTTAACTTGGTCTAGTGAGTAGTCTCCATCAGCATACTGTAAAGCATCCTCAATGAATCTACTGACTAGATTCCAAGTTTGTGAAACGAAGTTTTTATTAACTAGTTTTAGAATAACAATCCACCTAATACACCGCCTAAACCAGCTCCGATAACACCTTGAGAAACTGGGTTCATCAAGCCACTACCACCTAAGAACTGACCGCCTAAGTATCCTAAACCAGCACCTGCTAAACCACCCATCAAAGGATTTCTTGGCATAGTGGTACTTTGTGTCTGTGTACCAAAGCTACCCATAGGTGATCCATAAACTGAAGATAAGTAACCAGATAACTGTTGGTATGGTAACTGCTGACCAAAGTTAAAGCGAGCCATCTGCTCTTGTAATGGTTGAGCCGCGATTGCTTCTCTTGCTGCACCAACTTGTGCCAATTGCTGAGAAGGCAAGAACTGCTGACCATAAATCTGAGGAGCTGCTGATGCTAATTGAGCCTGTGCCAATTGAGCTTGTTGTTGTAAGCCTCTCTCTTGCTGATACTGTTGTCCTGCGATATTAGAAGTAATATCACCTAGACCTCTTGTGTAGGCTTCTGTGGCTTGACCTAAAGCACCTTGCATAGCATTAGAACCATAGCGACCAGCTTTAGAATAAAGACTAGCGATCTGTGGCAATACCTGATTAGAGAACTGTTGCTCCAATGGTCTTGTAGCAGCTTGCATCATCTGAGCTTGGTAAGGGTTTCCACCTAGGAATGAACCACCGGCAGTAGCACCAATGCCACCTAAAGACTGTTGGTAGGCTTGTTGAGCCTGTTGCAATACAGGACTAGCCTGAGTTGCCAAAGCCTCTTGTTGAGCCAAAGCCTGTTCAGTCTGAGCAGAAGGGCTTACAAATGTCTGACCTTCAAAGAACTTAGGTTGCTGACCTGTCAAGAATAGACTTTGCGCCCTCTCTAAACCTTGGGTAAGGTAAGGAAGTAAGGCTGGATCTATATTTGATGTAGATGAAGTTGTCTGAACTGCCATGATATTTTCCTCTTTATCCTACTACTACATAATCAAAAGTTTTACCTGCGATTGAGTTAGCAGGATGACTAATTACTGCGCTTCCATTAGTTACTGAACTAATATAAGGGTTTGTATAAATATTGCTTGTGTAACCATTGCTAGATAAATAGCTCATGGTTGCTATTACTGAAGGTGTTGCTGGTCTTGTAGGGCTTGTACCTGCTGCAAAATATTCTATAGAGGTGCTTGTGCTACTTGGTCTCCATGCCAATTGAATATAATCATCTTTTTGCAAAGCAACAAAAAAGTTCATTGCACCTATGTCATGACTATTATCACCAGAGCTTTTTCTTTGAGACATACCAAATTTACTATTAGAAGCTGCTATATCAGTACCATTTTTTCTAAACCAAATATCCACAGTCTCATGGCTAGTTGTAGCATTTACAAACTGAATTGAAAACTGAATATTGTATAAACCTGCATAACCAGCAGTTAGTTTTGTGTTATCTACTAGACTAGCTCCTAAAGCATAGTCAGTAGCATTAAAGGTGATAATATTCACACCAGTTGTATTCGGAGCTACTTGGTTTGTAGTATCTTGCACCGCCAAATAAGGATAGTAAGCAGTAGAAGATATATCATCTGTAGGAACAATAATAACTACTGAATCTGCACCAATGCGAGCATCTGTAATGGTTGTGGTTGTTGCATTTCCTGTTGCCAAGGTGACAGTACCAGTATTATTGGTCTTGCCATTCATAATGCCATTGACAATTTCAGCCACACCCCTAGGATCTGAGCCGAATGGTGGTAACAATCGGTACATTATCTACCACCCATAGGCACAATTTCTACATCAGCACCAATGATTGAGTCCCAGTTAGCACCAGTAGGGTTAAATTGTAGTCTGTGGTATCTTCCCATACTTCTTACTGAAACCCTATTCTCTGAATCTGCTGAAGTTGCTGAACCAAAAACAACTTGAGTTGTTAGCAAGTCTCTAGAGAAAACAGCTACATCACAAGATCCATTGTCTACAATAGGCTGAACCAAAGTAATGGCAGTCTTACGATTTTCAAGAGACAGCTCTCCTGTCTGAATTGTAGCAGTAGAATTTGCTCCTGTAAATGTCACAACTTTGTTTCCTCGGACACCTGCAAATAGCAATTTACCACCTAGCCAAATCCTAGAATCCAAGCTAGTTCCTAAAGCATCAATAGAGCTAGAGATAACATCCAAGCCCTCTAGTGTTGTAGATGGGCTAGAAGATGAAGCCACTCGGTCTACATCAGTACCACCAGATGACCATTTCTTAGTTTGGAAGTTATAAATCAACAACTTATTGACATTACCGCCCTGACCTTTAGCTGGGTAAGCCCAAATCACTAGGTTTTTAATAGGGTCAATGGCAGCCGACATATTGAACAAATACTCCTCATCAACATCTGAGAAGAAGAATCTGTCTACTTTTTCACCACCAATAGATGCCACAGTCTGACCATCACAGGCATAGAATCCATCATCTGCCAAGAAGAAAGTCATGCCCTGATACTGGATAACTGAGTTAGCCTCATAGCACCCTAGGTTTCTAGAGATATTGTCAAACTGGAATACCAATGGACTACCGACATAAGTCATGCGATAGATTGATCGATCCATAAGAATCAAGCCAAATTCACCACCTGTAACACCAACAATAGAGCCACCATCAGGAATCTCTTGGTAGTCTGACTGAGTTGTTGCTGAGTCAGTCCAAGTTGTCTCATTGTTTATGCCAGACCACTTAACTCTAAATGGATAGTCTGTGCCAATATGACCTGATACCACAAAGTCTCTAACTACTGTGACATAGCGAGCTTCTGGAGCATCTGATGCCAAATTAGCCCAAGCTGTAGAAGTTCCTAGTAACCATCCTTGTAACTTATCTGCACCATTGGCTGCAATCACTCGATTACCAAATTGGGTAAATCTCCATCTTTGATCTACAGGAGTTGCATAAGTCGCACCTGATACATCATCCAAAGACATATCTGTAGTGTCTAGCTTATATAGGTTTGTTTGGCTACCAGCAAAGATAGTTGTTGAACCATCAGGGTTTTTACCAGCTACTACATTGTTTAATGGCTCAGAAGCTGCCTGAGTGTAGTCCACAGCAGAAGGAATACCACCATAGCCAATAGCTCTAGAGTAGACATTATCTGCCCTCATTAAAGCACCGGTTACAGATGGTTGGTCTGGTAACCACTCACCAAAGGTTATGCGCTGATTTGCCATTGTTCATTTCCACTTGTTGAAGCAGTCCATTGCTCTGAACCTGCTGAGATTTCTGTCCAAGATTCATTACCTGCTGTGCTATCAGTCCAGTTAGGAGTCTCAGGAGTTTCTGGAGTCCAAGACTCATTACCAATAGAATCTAAGCTCCAATTATCACCTAGGATATTACCCAAGCACCTGATAGTAGCTGAGTTATTAATTGCGCCTGATGCACTAAATACTGCATTTGCTGTGCTTGATACTGTTGCAATGCCTGTAATCTCTGCAATGCCTGAGTATTCAACACCGCCCAATGCTGTAACTGTAGATAATCCATTGATTGCTCCAGTTGAAGTTCTTACCCTGATAGAGTCAGCAGATACTGTTGATGAGCTACTAATTGATCCAGAGGCATCAAGAACCCTTGCACCATTCGCTGTGACAATAGCACTAGCAGTAATAGCACCAACTCCAGATAAAACACTAAATGCACTAGCAGAAAGGCTTGCTGTTGAGTTTATTTCACCTGATGCAGTCCTTACCCTAAATGAGTCGCTAGATACTGTTGCAGAG